CCTACGAGATCACCATTCGCCGCCTGGTAGCGGGTCTGCCGCTCGAGGACATCGCCATGGGCATCGGCCACGACGGCCAGAAGACCGAGCTGGAACTGGCCGAGGAATTCGCCAATCAGCGCCAGGTCCGGCTGCTGGGCGTTCAGGGCATTCCATCATCCGGCGGCGCCGCGCGTGCGCAGCTGCTGGCACGACTGAACATCAAGCGCGAGCCGCAGCTCGGCAAGGAGGCTTCCTGATGGTTGCTCAATCCAAAATCACGTTGGCCTGCACCATGGCTGGTTTCTCCATCGGCGTGTTCTGCGTCCTGTTCACAATGGCGGTGACGTCATGACCGACAAGATCAGCGTCAACAGCCAGGCAAAGCTGTCCGAGGCCATCACCAGCCTGACCGCAATGTACCGCGACAAGAAGTTCGTCGTTGTGTCGCTGCGCCCGGGCAAGGATCGCACCCTGGATCAAAACGCCCTGTGGTTCTCGCTGTACCAGCGCATCGCTGCGATGACGCAGATCGGTGACGTGGAGGATGCCCGCCGGTACTGCAAGCTGCACTTCGGGGTCCAGATCCTGCTGAACGAGGAAGACGACTTCCGTGCGGCCTGGTACCAGACAATGCGTCACCTGAGCTATGGGCAGAAGCTCGAGATGATGGGAGGGTGCTCGCTGTTCGGCCCGGACGGATTCCCGGTAACCCGGTTGTTCAGCCGTGCCCAAGGCATCGCCTACACGGATCGCATTGTCGCTGACTTCACCGCGCGCGGTGTGGTGTTCACCGATCTGCTGGGCGAGGTGGCGGCATGAGTCCACCAGCAAAAAAGCCTCGACCGAAGAAGTGCAAGAACCCGGCCTGCGGAATCAGCTTCCCGCCGCAGCGCCTGGGGCAGGCAGTGTGCAGTCCCAAATGTGGCCTGGCCATCAAGGACGTGAATCAGGAGAAGGCGAGCAAGTCGCTGGCCCAGATCGAACGCCGTGAGATTAAGGTCCGCAAGGAGAAGCTGAAGAGTAGGGCGGATCACCTGCGCGAGGCCCAAGCAGCGGTGAACGAGTTTGTCCGCCTGCGTGACGCGCACCTGCCGTGTATCAGCTGCGACTCAATGCCCAGCGATCACGACCTGATCACGGGCAGCCGCTGGGACGCAGGGCATTACCGGTCGGTGGGTGCCTGTCCTGAGCTTCGTTTCGAGCCGCTGAACATCCACCGGCAGTGCGTGAAGTGCAATCGGAACCTGTCCGGCAACGCGGTGGAGTACCGCATCCGCCTGGTGAAGCGCATCGGTGCCGAAAAGGTAGATTGGCTGGAAGGGCCTCATTCAGCCCGCAAGTACACCGTCGAAGAGATCAAGACCATCAAGGCCGAATACCGGGCAATGACCAAAGAATTGAAGGGAGCAGCAGCATGACCTATCGCAACGTGGTATCCGCAGTTGTTCGGGCGCTGGCCGCCGAGACCATCAACTCTGCCGGTGGCTGCGACTTCGAGCCAAAGGTGCAGTGCGCCAAGCAGAAGGGGGAAATCGTCGGCAAGGAGGCCGCTTTCCTCACTGACTGCTGGGTGTTTGGCCGTCTGCATAAGTCGCTGTCGGCTGCGCACTGGAGAGTGTTGGTGGCAAAGTTCTCGACGCACACCGAGCGCAAGCACGCCGCCATTGCCGAGCTGACGAAGGTTATGCGGTCGCCAGCGCCTGAACGGTTCCTGCATTGCGCAGTGGTGACCTGGGCATTGCCCAAGCTGCCAGGCGTGGACGGAAAACGCTCCACCAATGTGCTGCCGGCCGGATGGTATGAGATGGACAACTGGTCGAACGAGCCGCACCCGATCAAAACGCAAGAGCGGTGGCGCCGCGACATCCGCAAGTCACTGGAGAGCAGTGTTGACCTGGCTTTGATCGAGGCTCAGCATATTCTCGAAAATGAAGGTCTAGTGATGTCAGAAGTTGCTTGACTGGCATTGATCCAATGAGCCATCATTTACCCATCCTGTCATTCCTGCGTGTATCGATGAATGATGACCGAGCAGTTACATGCGGCTTTGGCGCACAGGGCTGGTTGTTGATCGTGGTGGGGTTCGCAATACTATTCATTCTGTGGTTTTTGCAAGCACTCACTGATTCACCAAACGCAATTCAACAAACTGGACAAGAAGGAGAAGGACGTATGAAAAAGGCTATTATCAAAGCATCGGCAAACCTCGTTGCAAACGCATCTACCGCCTACTACGTCAACAACCTGCCTGCCTTATCCATTGAAGCTTTCTGACCAGGTCAGAGGCTACTAAAGAGCAACACGTGTCACTTGTCCGGCACACCCAATTTCAGAAACCCGCCAGTTAGCGCTGAGCGGGTTTTTTATTGCCTAGAGCCGTAACCAGGGCGACCTCACGGAACGCTCGGACACTGATAAGCCGGCAAGTGCAAAGTTACGAAAAGACACCGGCAGCCCGCGCCCCGGGACCTCAACATGCTTGCATGCGTGGCGTGAGACTGGGACAGCGGGAAAGACTGCGCACCTATTCAGGGCCTCTGCATCCGCAGGGGCTTTTTCGTATCTGGCACCCACGCCATCGTCTTTGCTCCGAGCGGATGAGAGAGGCGGGGAGTGCCGGACCTATTCTCGCTCCCCGCAAGGGAGGACGCTGGATGTCACATATGCCAGAGAAGAACCCAGAAACCTGGCTCATCATCATGGCCTGGCTTAGCCAGAACTCACCGATGCTCTATGCCGCGGCGCTGTCGTGCTGGATCGCCTTCTTGCGCGTCATCTACGGCGGCGGGGGAAGGCGGCAGGCCCTGCTTGAGTCCTGCCTGTGTGGTGCGATCACAGCCGGGGCATTCCCGCTGCTTGAATACTTCAATCTCCCTTCGAGCCTCGCAGCTGCCGTCGGCGCCTGCATCGGCACCCTCGGCGTGAAGAAGGTTGCCGCCCTGGCTGACCGATTCACCGATTTCAAATTGCCCAAGCGGCAGGAGTGACCCATGCAACTGATCGACGACTGGAAACAAGCGCTGAGCATGACCAGCGTGCAGGCGGGTGGCGCCATCGCCGCCCTGGGTATCGCTGAGCAGTTGATGCCGCAACTTCAGGCTGTGCTGCCACCGGTGGCCTATGGTGTGCTGGGCCTACTGGTGATGATTGCCCGAGTCATCCTTCAGCCGAAGTTGAGCAAATGAGCAGCGTCACTCGGCTACATCACGCATTGCCACTGAGCCCAGCAATCAACAAGGCCATCGCCAATCTGGATAGCGTCATCGCCAAAGCGATCGATGTTGCAAAAGGTGATGGTCTGCCTCAGGGCCTGGTCGTGGCTGTATTGCATGGCCACGCTCATAGCGAGACGGCCAAGATGACGAGCTAATAATTTATCTTTGCCTGCAATACGCATCGGCAGTAGTCGCACGTACAGTTGTCCTCGATTAGCTGAACGAAGTCGACATCAACCGAAATCAGCTTGCCGTTTACACTGATACACCATTCGCAGTCGCGGTTGTCACCGCATGAGAGAGGCGAGTACTGGGTCACGCCGATCTTTTTCATCCTCGCAATATCCCTGTGACGGTTGCGATTGAAGGTCGCTTTCAGATACAGCGGTTCCAATACTTTCTTTGGGCCAAATTCGATACCTTCTGGGGTTAGTACCTCATAAAGCTCTCTGGTAATTTTTAGCCGAGTGCTGATGCCCAGTAAGCGTTTCTCTTCGAGGGTGAGAAGCTCTCCGTCTTTCAGTTTTACCTCATGCAAGAAATCCTTGAGCACAGCTCCTCTGCCTGACTCCTTTACGAATGGGGAGTTGGCAATCTCTGCTTTGTAATATTCCACGATATCTGGGATAGCCTGATCTGCGGCTGACGGTGCCGCTTGGAACGAATTCATCGGCGGAGGCTTTGGGGCCGTTTTGAACAACATGGATAAAATCGTCTTGAACATTTAGGTCAGGCTCCATTCCGCGGTTTGATCCCCACCAATACCGGCATCCAGCCATCATTTCAAGCTCAAGGTGAGTCATGAAAAGGCCCATGCCGCCAGCATCACTGCTCGAACTATCCGACCTATCCATTCTCGGGATTCGCCTGACCCCAGCGCCTGAAGTGTGGGAGTGGCTCCAGACAGAGATCCTCGCTGATACCGGCAGCATCCACAACGAAGATCACGCTCATCTTTTTGATGCTGACATCCGTGTGATGTGGGCGTCGGCTGCGTTCAGCAAGAAGGGGCGCACGGTGGTCGGCCAAGCCGAGCAAGTGGCGTTCCGTGCGGGTGGCTGGCAGAAGGCCCGGATGGAGCAGCAGATGATGGACTGGTTCGGCGATGTGCCGACCTACATCATCACCCTGGCTGCCGATTACTGCGCCCAGTGCTCCGACGCTGACTTCTGCGCCCTGGTCGAACATGAGCTGTACCACATCGCCCAGGCGAAGGATCAGTACGGCGCGCCTAAGTTCACGCAGGAAGGATTGCCCAAGCTGGAGATGCGCGGCCACGACGTCGAAGAGTTCGTCGGTGTGGTTCGCCGCTACGGTGCGAGCCCTGACGTGCAGGAGTTGGTAGACGCTGCGAACAAGCCTGCTGAGGTGGGGAAATTGAACATATCGAGGGCCTGCGGAACCTGTCTGCTCAAGTCGGCCTGATTATTGACAGGCACTAGACGGATGAGAATTTATGGCAGTCCTGAAAAATGAGGTGAAGAGCTTCATCGTTCAGGCCCTGGCGTGCTTCGACACACCGTCCCAGGTCGTGGAG